ATGATGTAAACTCATTTTGGTTCTATGCAGGTACTGCAAAGATTTACAGACTAAGTGGCACATCAACACATACAAATTTTACAAGAGCATCAGGTGGTGATTATTCTACAAACTTGGCTACAGTCGGTAATTGGACAGGAACGATATATAATGGTCTGCCTATACTTTGTAATGGTATAGATGATCCACAAGCATTAGCTACAACAGGTGCAAGTGCATTTAGCGATTTACCGAACTGGGTAGCTAACACAACTTGCAAGACTATAAAGGCATTTGGTAACTACCTCATGGCTCTTAATCTTACAGAAAGTGGCACGAATTTACCTAACAAAGTAAGATGGGGCGATACAGCAGAAGATTTTAATTTTCCATCTACATGGACAGCAGCAGCAACGAATGATGCAGGTGCAGTAACTATAGGTGATGAAGCAGATGAGATTATAGATGGTCTTGCGCTCAAAGAATCATTTATTATTTACAAAGGCAACTCTACTTGGATTGCTAACTATATAGGTGGTAACCTAGTATTCAGTTTTAAAAAATTATTTAACGATACAGGCATATTAACTAGGAACTGTGTGCAAGAGTTTGAGGGCAAACATTTTGTTGTAACTCAAGGTGATGTTATAGTCCACAATGGTGTATCTAAACAGTCAGTTGCAACTAATGCTATCAAAAAACACTTGTTCGATGATATAAATAGTAGTTACTATCAATTAACTTTTGTAACACATAATGTGCAAAAGTCCGAGATGTGGATATCATATCCTAGTCTAGGTTCACAATTTTGTAACAAAGCATTAATTTATAACTATGTGGATAATAGTTTTACATTTAGGGATCTGCCTGACATTTATCATATAGGACCAGGTATTGTTGATCCTGGTGCTACAACAAACACATGGAATACACAGACAGGTACATGGACTACTACAGCAGGTACTTATGGTGATAGACTGTTTAACCCTACAGAAAGAAGTATTCTGTTTGCAGGTACTAGCGATACTAAACTGTATCGTGGGGACTTTGGGCAACAGTTTGACAATGAAAACTTTATTACAACTGTAGAAAGAAAAGGACTTACCCTTGATGGTAACAACAATACTGTTAAACAGGTTAGAAAGCTAACACCAAGAATAAAAGGTACAGGTACAGTAAACATATCTGTCGGTAGTTCGTTGTCGCCTAATGGCACATATACTTTCAATGCTGCACAAAGTTTTGACCCTAACTCTCAAAACAAAGTAGATTGTAGAGTATCAGGTAAGTTTATTGCAGTAAGGTTTCAACACACTAGCAATAGTGAGTTTGAGCTCAATGGATATGATTTAGAGTATGAAGTCTTAGGAGAAAGATAATGAGTACCATAATGGATTTTTTGATATCTCAAAATCTACCTAGATTCATTGGTAATATGCCTGACTTTGCGAGAGCAATGAACCCAAGCAGTCCTGTCTTAATGGATAACAAGGGCATACCTAGAACAACAGAGACTGCAACTTTTATTAATCCAATGCCTACACCCTTTACAATGTCAGATCAGTTTATGTTAGCTCCAACCATAACAATGAAAGATGGGGTGTTACAAAAAATGAGTGATGAACAAGCATTAGATACAGCATTACAAAGAGGAGCTTTCAGAGGTTTTATTCCTTTACCTGGCATACTTACAGAGCAAGGGTTGCGAGAGACTGATTATACGCAAAGACTACCTGGTTTAATATCTGATTTTATAGCAGCACAAAGAGGACTTAGATAATGGCAGAAGCACCAAAGTATTCACCTAACCCTGTACCAAGCGACCCTGAAGATTTACCAAGATACATCTTTGAGGAGTTGCTCAAACTACAAGGTGCATTAGAAGAAAACCCAACAACATTTATCGAGGTAAAAAATGCAACACCAGGAAGAAAAAAACAAGGAGATATCGTTTATGCTGATGGCACTAACTTTGATCCTGGTAGTGGTGAAGGCATTTATTTTGTAAACGCAGCAGGGAACTACACAAAGCTATGACAACATATCTAACAGGTATACCATCGCAAGAGATTGATGAAATATGGGATGCTTGTGTTCCTTTTATAGAATTAGCAGCAAAAAAAGGACAAGAAGAAATGTCTACCAAAGATATCTATAACTTTTGCAAAGATGCGAAAATGCAACTATGGATAGTATTCGATAATAATGCAGAAATAAAAGCAGTCGTTACAACAGAGATTGTAAATTACCCAAGAAAGAAAGTTTGCAGGGTAGTTACACTAGGTGGGGAAGAAATAGATAACTGGTTACATTCTATATCAGTTATAGAAGCATGGGCAGAATCTAATGATTGTCATGCTATGGAAACATTTTGTAGGAAAGGATTTATAAAGAAATTGGAGAAACATGGATATGAACAAACATACACAGTTCTTGGCAAAGAATTATCAACCATACATTAAAGGAGATACACTATGAGCTTCGGTGGAGGAGGTGGCGGTGGTGGCACACAGATACAAAGAAGTGAGCCATCGACTGTACAAGCACCTTATTTAAGCGACTTATATTCAGAAGCACAAAGACAGTTTAGGGCAGGACCACAACAGTTCTTTCCTGGCAGAACTTTTGCAGCACCTAGTGCAACAACACTTGCATCAGAGGATGCTTTGAGACAAGCAGCAGCAGCACAGGGTGTGTTTGGTCTTGGATCACTCGTACCTGCATTTCAACAACAGCTAATGAGCCCTGCACAAAGGTTTCAAGACCCTATGCTACAACAATCTCTACAGGCACAACTTAGACCTATAGAAGAAACAGGAGCAAGATTATTGCAACAAGCAAGAAGGGGTGCTAATGAAGCAGGACAGTTAGGTGGAGATAGACAAGCAATACTAGAAGCAGAAGTTATAAGAGATGTTACTCAAAAACAAGCCGATGTTGCATCAAGATTGTATGGAGATGTGTATGGAGATGTGTTAAAAACACAAGCTGCAACATTAGGACTTGCACCAAGTATCATGCAAACCTTTACTCAACCTGCAACAACACTTTCAGCAGTTGGTAGAGCAGAAGATATAAGAGCACAACAACCTATAACAGAAGCTATGCAACGATTTGCATTTGAACAGGCAGCACCAGGTCAAGCACTAGGGCAGTATGGCAATATCGTAGCAGGTACTATTTTACCAGGAACACTTACAACTACTGCACAAGGTGGTGGTAGACCAAGTTTCTTGCAAGGAGCAGCAGGAGGTGCACTAATGGGTGGATCTTTAGGAGCTAGTACATTGGGTGGTGCACTCGGATTGACAGGACCTATCGGAGCTATCGGTGGAGCATTACTAGGAGGACTATTACGATGAATGACTTTTTAACAGGACTTTTTCCAAGTCTATTTAGTAACCCACAAACACTTGTAACAAGACCTGAAGTATTAGAACAAATGGAAAGGCAAAGGATGCAACCACCTGTAAGGCAACAAGGACCTACTTTTTTTAACATACCTGGTCTTTTTGGAATAGGCAATGAAGGTTTTATAACTACAAGTAATAACCAGCCTAACACCATGCAAAGAGGGGTATCTTCAGTTTATGATTTAGAAACAGGTCAAATGAGAGAGCCACAAGGAGTTTTTACTGGTGATGGCAAAATGCCTGACACACCAGGAATCTTCGATGCTTTGTCTAATATGTCTGGAGAAGAAGCTATGGGATTAGCTAATACATTACAAGGTTTGTTAGGTCCAGTAGAACAACCTACAATAAAACCAATGTCTATGCCAGGTGCATCAACAGGATTAAGATTACCTGAGACTGATTTAATGCAGTTCTACAAAGGACTACTATAGGAGATATAAATGGCAGTACCAGTATTATTAGGATTATTAGCATCACAAGGAGCTAGAGCAGTTGCTACTAGGATTGCAGGTAGTTCAGGTACAATAAGAAAAGTTCAAAATGTTTTATCAAAAAATTTCCAAAAAGCACAAAAAGATTCTATATCAAAAGGAAAGATACCAACAGACAAAACATTAACACAAGGTCTGACAAAAGATCAAAAAGGACTTTTAGCAAATCAAGGACTCCTTACATCTAGGATTCCTTCAAGAGGTATACCACCAGTTCCGATGACTCAAACAATTACTCCACAGATAGGTGGTGTTGCATCAAGGATGCCTGGAATAGGTAGTACAAGATACAACATAGGAGCAAGACAAAATATACCTGTTTATGGAACAAGAACAGGTGGTGAAATAACTAGAACACCTATAAGGACAAGTAATATGTTTCCTGTTCCAGTAAGACCTACATCGCCATTAAGTGAATTGAACGCAGCATCTAGAACACAATCTTTTCCATTTCCACCACCACCTATACCTATCATACAAAGAGCAACAGGCACATTTCAATCTCCTGTTGTTACATCAGCAGAAAGAACAGCAGCAGCACGACAAGTTGCATTAGATGCCTTCACAAGAGGACAAACTTTTGGTAGAGGTCGTACTATACCTGGATCACAAAGAATTATGAGTCCTCTCGGTGCACTCACGACTACTGGTTTACTTGGTACAGCAGCTACCTTGCCAATGATGTTCGGTGGAGAAGAAGTTGCGCCACAGACAGCTAGTGTTGCTACACAAGGAGAACAAACTCCACAAGAAGATCCTATAAGATTTTCACAAGTTCTTAGACCTACATCACAAGCAACTGCAAAAGAAGTTTTAAATGCAGCATTGTTGAGAGCAGGTCTTACTCTTACTAGAGGTGGTTCAGGTGCAGAAGTTATTGAGTCAGCATTGACAGTTGGTGATACACAAACTACATTTAAATCAGGCAAAGAAGCATTAGAAGCAGGTCAAAAAGCATTAGGCAAAGATGCTAAGATATCTATATATCAAAGATCAGATGGTACTTTCGGTTATCAAGGAACAACAACAGGTGTAACTACAACAGGATTTGGAAATTTTTTCGGCACTGAAGGTAGTCTTACAGAAGCACAAATCAAATCCTATTTAGAAAAAGCAGGTGGAGATACAGAAAAAGCAAAAAACTTGGCACTAGCTGATGGATTTACAGAAGAACAATTAGGAATTGAATAATGGCTAATATCTTTGAAGAATATGCGAAAAAACAAAATAACAGAAAATCTGTTTTCGATGATTATGTAAATAGCGAAGCATCAGATTCGAGTTTTTTTAGCAAAGAAACTCCTGAGTTACAAACACCTAGCGAAAAATCAGATGCAAGTCTTACACAAATGGGTGGTGCATTAGCAACTGAAATAGCTATAGCAGAAGGAGGTAGAACAGCAAGTGCTGCTGTCGGTGGTCCGATAGGTTATGTATTAGGTGGTCTAGCTTCAGGAGCTGTTGGTTCTTATGTAGCACAACAAATGGTAGATCCTGAAAATATATCAGTAGGCAGAATTATTGCAGATTCGTTTATAAACTTGATACCAGGTAGCAAAAGCAAAAGAGGTGTTGAGTTGTTACAAGATGCTGCAACGAGACAAGCAGGATATGGTGCAGCTATATCAGCAGGTGGTATGGCAGCAGAGATAGGCATTGATGAGGGTAGAGCACCCACAATGGAAGAACTAGCAAATGCAGGTTTTACTGGTGCTTTATTAGGAGGTGGATTAGGTCTTACAGGTGCAGGATTCAACAGAGTCTATAGCAAAATACAGGGGCTAGAATCAAGAGATATTACAAAACTAATGGACACAGACTCAGAAGTAAAATCATTTGGCGATAAAATGATGGATCTTAGCAAAAGACAATACGATAACTTTTTAGATGAAAATGCAAATGGATATTTGAAGTTCAGAGAAAGATTTGATGATGCCAATATCAGAGCAAGGGTATTACAAGATGAGGTTGCAGGTGGTCAATACTCAAATAAAAAAGGAATATTGAAAGTAGAAGGCGATGATGAAGTAGACTACTATCTTAAAAAACGACTAGCAGAGGGCAAAATAGAATATAAAGCAGAAGCTATCGTTGATATAAACAATAAGATAAATGAAAATCTAACAAAAAAAGCAATAGATACAAATGTAAGCACAGAAGAACTTTCTAAAAAACTAGATGATATTTTACACGCAAAACACGCACTTAGGATAAATGCTGAACTTGGTGATGGAGCAGCAGGGATGTCTAATCAAGCAGCAAAAAGAATGTTGAGTGAAGCAGAAAGAAGGGGTTTTACAAAACTATTAGGACCTGAAATAAATGAAGTTAGGAATCTGTCAAAACAAATACTTGATACTGCTGTAGATGGAGGTTTAGTTAGCAAACAAGTTGCAGAACAATGGAGAAAAGACAGACCAGATTATGTGCCACTTACTAGAATTATGGATGAAACCGATGTACCTGCATATTTTAATCCAAGAAGTGTATATAACGAAGTCAGCAACTCTGGTATTAAAAACATAAAAGGGAGTAATTTAGAAGTAGGTTCTATAAGACAAAATGTTAATGAAAGTTTGGCTCAAATGATTAGGAGAGCAGAAACAAACAAAGCTAACCTTGCTTTTAAAAGATTGTTAGACAAAAACAAAGATGTTGCAGATCAAATAGTAAATGTAACTAAAGAAAACACACCATATTATAAAATGGTAAAAACACAAAATGGTTATAAGTTTGAGGAAAACATAACACCAAGCGACACAACACTTAGTGTATTTGAAGATGGTAAAAGATTTTTAATAAGTTTTAAGGATCGTGATTTAGCTATGTCTTTCAAAGGCAGACCCATGGAGCAAACTAACTCTTTATTACAGGGTTTAGTAAATGCAGGACAATGGATAAACAGAAACTTAGGTTCTTTATATACTAGGTTTAACCCTGAGTTCCTAGTGCCTAACTTGACTCGTGATAGAACAGAAGCATTTGTTAATAACATGGCAAAACTAGGTTACAAAGGAACTGGCAAAATACTCAATCCGAAAGAGATAGCGACTGACATGGTTGTCATTAGAAATAAGACAAAAGGTATACCACCGAAAGACCCACAACAACAAAAACTTTATAGATTATATGATGAGTTTCGAGAAGATGCAGGAGCAGTTGGTGGATTAGGTTTGTCTACATCGAAAGAAGTAGATGACAAAATTGCTGAACTTGGAGACTTAGTAAAAGATGGTAGTTTCTTCAAAGCATCAG